TGCGTCTTTCCTGAATGAAGCAGCGCCAGTTAACGCATCTGCAGACCTTACCGGTGCGGTTAAGGGTTACGACCCAGTTCTGATCACCCTCGTTCGCCGTGCAATGCCTAACCTCATTGCTTACGACATCGCAGGTGTTCAGCCAATGACTGGTCCAACCGGCCTCATCTTCGCGATGCGTTCGAACTACGCAAACACCACGGCATCAACTGGCGAAGCTTTCTACAACGAAGCTGACACCGACTTCTCCGGCACTGGCACTCATGCTGGTTCGCCATTCCCAACAGACTTTGCTAACACAAGTCTCTGGGGCACGGGCACCGGTATGTCGACTGCGGCTGCTGAAGCTCTTGGCACTGGCGGCGGTTCACCTGAATTCGCTCAGATGTCATTCAGCATCGAAAAGGTCTCGGTTACTGCAAAGAGCCGCGCACTGAAAGCTGAGTACACCACCGAACTCGCACAGGACCTGAAGGCAATCCACGGTCTTGACGCTGAAACCGAACTGGCTAACATGCTTCAGGCTGAACTGCTTGCAGAAATCAACCGTGAAGTTGTTCGCACTGTATACGCTACCTCAACGGTTGGCGCACAGACCGGTACTGCAGCAGCTGGTACTTTCGACCTTGACGTCGACGCAAACGGCCGTTGGTCGGTTGAGAAGTTCAAGGGCCTCATGTTCCAGATCGAGCGCGAATCCAACCAGATCGCAAAAGACACCCGTCGCGGTAAGGGTAACATCCTTATCTGTTCTTCGGATGTTGCATCGGCTCTGCAAATGGCAGGCGTCCTGGACTACACCCCAGCGCTTAACAGCAACGCACTGAACGTTGACGACACTGGCAACACCTTCGCTGGTGTTCTGAATGGTCGCTTCCGCGTCTACATCGACCCATACGCTGGTTCGAACTACCTGGTTGTTGGCTACAAAGGTTCGTCAACCTTTGACGCTGGCCTCTTCTACTGCCCATATGTTCCGCTACAAATGGTCCGTGCAGTTGGTGAGAACAGCTTCCAGTCGAAGATCGGCTTCAAAACCCGCTACGGCATGGTTGCTAACCCATTCGCTGAAGGTATCACCGCAGGTGCTGGCGCTCTTACCGCTAACGCAAACAAGTACTACCGCAAGGTACGTGTTACCAACATCCTCTAATCAGAGAAGTCGGGTTAACCGAACAAAACAAACTGGGACTCCTTCGGGAGTCCCTTTTTAGTTTCAGGCAACAGTCACCATGAAGTAGGCGATCAGGCCAAATACGAGGCCGATAGTGGTTACCCCAACCTTAATCATAAAGTAGTACTTTCCAGTGTAACGTTCGCCGTTGACCTTCACGGTGCCGAAAATACCAACAACAGTGAAGACAAGGGCGATGAACCAAAACGGGAACGACAGAACAGTTAGAGTCACATCAAGCATGTTTGCCTCCTTGCTTACACTATAAATATAGGTACTATACCACTGAATGTCAATAGGAAAAGTGCATGCAACAGAACTTTCTTTCACCTATCGGGTTTCGCTTCACGATCAAGCGTCTACCTAACGTTGAGTTCTTCATTCAAGGTGCGACCGTTCCTGGCATGAGCATGTCTCCTACGCTTTCTGCTACTCCGTTTAAGACCATTCGCTTTGCCGGCGATAAGCTTGAACATGAGACGTTCACTGTAACAGTTAGACTCGATGAATACATGGATTCATATAACGAGATCTTCAACTGGATGATTGGTTTAACAAAGAACGACTCGTTTGATCAATACAAGAATCTTAAGGTTTCTGACAACGGTCTTTACTCAGACGCTTCGCTTATCATCTTAGATAGTAAGGGTAATCCCGGCGTAGAAGTAAAATTCAAAGACGTATTTCCTGTATCGCTCAGTAGCATCACATTTGATACCACCCGCACGGACTTGACGTACGCGACTTGTGATATCACGTTTGAACATAACGGCCACACTGTTCAAAAAATCTAATTGACATTTCCATGAAGATGAGGTAATATTGGTTACCTAAATGATCATGAAGCGGTCATATGTACAATACATTGACCAAGCGAAGGAGCCTCTCGATGGATATTGAAACTCTGTACAAAGAATGGGCCACGGACGGTGAGATCGATCAAGTCGACATCTCTAAGTCTACAAGAGACATCCCAAGACTACACAATAAATACTTCCGTTGGTACGTGGAAGAAGGTTTGAAGCTGAAGAAGCTCAAGGCCGAATACAAGATTCTCTGCAAGCTCAAGACTGAGTGGTACCGCGGAGAACTTGACGACGAAGAACTAAAGCAACATGGGTGGAAACCTCAACCACTCAAACTTCTTCGTACAGACGTACCACAGTATCTCGAAGCAGATCCCGATGTTGTTAAGCTATCGCTAAAGATTGGCCTGCAGGAAGAAATCGTTGCATACCTCGAATCAATAATCAAACACATCAGTAATAGAAATTTCCTCCTGAAAACAATCGTAGATTGGGAGCGATTCAGAACAGGCGCATAATGGATTTAGTCAACGTTGAAAAAGTGAATGAAGTCTTTGTAAGAGTTATGGCAGAACCATCATTGAAGATGGAGATGTCAGAATACTTTACGTTTGAAGTACCAGGAGCAAAGTTCATGCCAGCGGTACGTAACAAAGTCTGGGACGGTAAAGTACGTCTACTCAATACTATGACTGGTTACATTTACGCAGGACTGATCCCATACATCAAGAAGTTCTGCGATCAACGTGGCTACGAGTGTCAGGTATCAAAGGAACTCGGTGAGACCGAAGCAGTTCCTGACGACTATGGCTATGATCTAGCCAAACAGGTCGACGCTGCCTTCGAGGTTCGTGACTATCAGAACGATGCGATTGTTCATGCAATCAGACAGAATCGTGCACTGTTCCTTTCACCGACTGCGTCTGGTAAGTCGTTCATCATCTATCTCATTATGGCTCACCACCTTATGCTTGACCGTAAGGTGCTCGTGGTCGTTCCGACGACTTCTCTCGTTGATCAGATGGCTTCTGACTTCATTGAGTACAACAAAGGGAAGAAGCTCGACATCCACAAGATTCGTGGTGGGATGGAGAAGGAAGCAGATGCAGAGATCACGATCACTACGTGGCAGTCAGTCTACAAGATGCCAAAGTCTTTCTTCGAGAAGTTTGACGTGGTGTTCGGCGACGAAGCCCACAACTTCAAGGCGAAGTCCCTTACATCGATTCTCGAGAAGATGCCTCACGTCAAGTATCGCTATGGTCTGACTGGTACACTCGACGGGACTCAGACACATAAACTCGTTCTTGAAGGATTGTTCGGAACAGTCTTCACAGTAACAAAGACGAAGAAGCTAATCGACGACAATGTTCTCGCGAGCTTCAAGATCAAAGCTCTCGTGTTGAAGTATCCTGACGAGATCAAGAAACAGAACAAGGGTAAGTCCTATCAGGAAGAAATCGACTGGATCGTTCGTAATCAGTCACGAAACACATTCATTCGTAACCTTGCGTGGAATCTTCCAGGCAACACGCTGATACTATTCCAGTATGTCGACAAACACGGCCAAGCTCTGTTTGATATGTTGAACAAGTCCGAAGAACATAGTGTGTACTTCGTTCACGGTGGTGTGAAGACCGATGAACGCGAGACCATTCGTCATGACGTGCGAAAGACAAAGGGTAATATCATCTGTGCTTCGTACGGCACCTTCTCAACAGGTATAAATATTCCAGAGCTAGACAATTTGATCTTTGCTTCTCCATCGAAAGGCCGTATCAGAAATCTACAGTCTATCGGTCGTGTTCTACGTAAAGGTAATGGTAAGTCCTCTGCTGTCTTATATGATGTAGTCGATGACCTACAGTGGAAGAACACACAGAACTTTGCGGTGAAACATTTCATGGAACGGGTTAAGATCTATAGCGACGAAGGCTTCGAGTTTAAGATATACAACGTTGATGTAAAGGGATGATATGCAACTCGTACACGTCAAGATGCGAAACGGTGAAGATCTTTTAGGTTATCTCGGAACACAGAACAGCGATTAC